TGGACTTGGCGAAGGAGATTCTGGAAAGCGCAAAGCCGTCGGCAGGAAACCAAAGCTGGTTCAGCGCTCTGTCCGAAGAGCACCAAAGCGCAATCCTTGAGGTCCGCGACTCCTGGCGAAAGACGGCAAAGGCGAGCGGCGTCTCCGCCAGCCAGATGGCGAAGACGATCGTCGACAAGCTCGCGGCACGCGGGTACGAGGTCGTCAAATACCGACAGGTGCAACGATGGCTGACACAGGGCTAACCGGCGACATCCTCTCGGCCGCAGCAGCGGCGTCCACCCCGAAGCCGGCACCAGACGCCGAGCAGGTGACGCAGCGGCGCGACGGCGACGTACTCGAGGCGAGGTCGACGAGCCGTCGAATCAAGACGGTCGCCGATCTCCTCGAGCACATCGAGGCTGACTTATCCAAGTACGATGTAGCCGCATCTGAAGCCACCAAATGGGAGGTCGCGACCGCCGACGCGAACGGCGAACCGACGGTCACCGAGCTTCATCGCGTGTGGGTGAGGCTCAAACCCAAGGCAGGCCCAGGCATCAAGGAAATCGTCGAGGCGATGATCGCCGGGGCGAACTTGCCCAGGACGAAGCAGAAGCCGAACAAGCCCAAGGGTCGCGGCGACCTGTGGCAGGTGCTGGTCGTTGCAGACGCTCACATCGGCCGCTACTGCTGGTCGAAATCGACCGGCGATTCGGACTTCGACATTTCGATCGCCGAGACGATCATCCGAGACACGACGGATGAGTTGATAGAAATCGGCGACACCTACAAGCCGGCCCGCCGCACGATCCTGTTCCTCGGCGACCTCTTCAACTCTGACGGCCCCGCGGGGGCCACGACTTCTGGCACCCCGCAAGACAACGACGGGCGAATCCAGAAGGTCTTCAACACTGGATGCAGTGCTCTCATCGGCGTTGTCGAGCGGGCGGCTCAGACGGCCCAGACCGACCTTCTGGTCGTGCCGGGGAACCACGACGAAATGCTGTCGACGGCCTTTCGGCGGATTCTCGTGGAGCGGTTTCGCAACGACGGCCGTGTGGCTGTGTCGAACGACTACACACGCCGCCAGTACGTCTCCTGGGGTGGGACATTACTAGGGGCCACGCACGGGGATCGAGCAAGAAAGCGACTTCCGCAGCTCATGGCGATCGAAGCGTCAAAGAAGTGGGCCGAGTGCTGGTATCGCGAATATCACACAGGCCACCTCCACGGGCAGGCGGCTGAGAAGTTCCTGGCGTCCGAGGACTCGGTCACAGTCAGAACCGCCCCGAGCATCGCCCCGGCCGACGAATGGCACGCGGCCAGCGGCTACCTTGGCACCCGACGAGGGATGGAGTGCTTCATTTACAAGCCCGAAGGTGGTCTCCACGCCATGCACATCGCGGGGCCGACCCGATGAGCGACCTCGACCGGCTCCACGACGCCTGCCGCTACGCCGTGCAGCACTCCCACGACCCTGACACGCAGAATGGGGCCGTGCTGGTGGCGGCGGCCGGCACGATCTACGCAGCCAACTGCGTTCCACCGGGCGTGGCACGACACGAACACAGGATGGCTCGACCCTTCAAGTACGACTTCGTAGAGCACGCCGAACGCGCGGCGATCTACAAGGCCGCGGAGATGGGCGTAGCGACGGCCGGCGCGACGCTCTACTGCCCGTGGTTCGCCTGCACCGACTGCGCCAGGGCGATCATCCAGGCAGGCATCACAGAGGTCGTCGGGCTCATCTCCCTCCGCAATGCCACGCCGGCCCGATGGCTGCTCAACGTGGAACTAGCCGAGAAGATGCTCGAGGAGGCATGCGTCAGCCAGAGGCTCCTGGCAGGCAGCGTAGGGGTCACGATCCGCTTTGATGGGAGGGATTTCCAGTGCTAATTGGACTCTGCGGCCCTGCGGGGGCTGGAAAGAACACGGTGGCCGAATTTCTTACGGATTGCCGGCAGATCGCCTTCGCCGACCCGCTCTACGAGTGCGTCTCGACGATTACGGGCATCCCCGTCAGCCGCCTGCAAGACCGGGAGGTGAAAGAAGCCGTCCTGCCCTGGCTCGGCAAGTCCCCCAGGCAGATGCTCCAGAGTCTTGGGACTGAGTGGGGGCGGGACACCATTCATTCAGAAATCTGGATTCGTATCGCGATGGAGCGGGCCAAGGTAGAGCTGGATGCCGGCCGCGGCGTCGTCATCACCGACGTGCGGTTCGACAACGAGGCCCAGGCGATCGTTGCCGCCGGGGGCGAGGTGTGGAGGGTCATCCGGCGGGGGTGGCGGTGCCTCTCTGGCGACACAGCGGCGCACCAGAGCGAAGCCGGGGTGAGCGACCACCTGATCGCCAGAACCATCGACAACTCAGGCTCCTTGGATGACCTCAGAATGCAACTGCCCGCTGCTACAATTTAAATAGGCTACCGGCCTACATTTTGTGGCTTCGCGGAGTTCCAGATGAGCAGCGAATCATTCGTTGAGGCCGCGTTCCGCGTGGCCGAGAGATTCGGCGTTCCCGTCGTTCTTTTGGTCGTCCTCGTCTGGTTTCTCAGGGACGCCGCCGTGACCCTGCATGGAACCGTGGTCGTTCCGATCGTCAAATCGCACACCGAGTTCCTTGATTCCACGAGAGAGACCCTCGACGAGATCGGGAAGACCCAATTCAAGCAGGCTGAGACCCTCCAAGAGATCGCCGCGGGCCAGCAGGAAATCCGGCAGGCCGTAGTCAAGAAGACCGGCCAGCATGGCGAAGCGGCCCCGAACTGACGAGGTGATGCTATCGCTACCTTCAGCTTGCTCCCAGGCCAACTGGACATCATCGCCGTGCGCGGGGATGAATGGAATATCGCCATTTCGCTCCAGCGAGACGTGTCGAATTTCGCATGGGAAAGCTATATCTACCGAAGCGAAGTGACGACCGAAGGCGGCGGGGCCGGCTCGCTGGCCGGCGTCGGCACGACGGTCACCCAGCCGACCATTGGCATACCAAACCCATCGACCGGGTCGATGGTTATCGGCCTTTCCGAGAACCAGACGATACTACTATCGCCTACGCAGACGTACCGATGGTACCTGCGATGGATCGCTCCAGGCCAGATCACGCGAACGATCATTAGCGGCAGCGTGACAGCGGTGGCACCATGAGCGAGATCAGCGTCGTTGTCGTCGGCTCGACGAGCATCAACAGCGTCGTGGGCAACGGCGACACTGTCAATGTCAACGTCGGCAATCAAACGATTGGCGGCGGCAACGGGGCTGCCGCGACTATTGAGGTAGGGACGGTCGCGACCCTGGAAGCGACGCAAGCAGCCACGATAGTAAACGCGGGCACAGCCTACGCTGCCAAATTCAATTTCGCCCTGCCTCGCGGCTTTACCGGAAGCAGCGGCCCTGCGAATTCACTGTCGATCGGCAGCGTGAGCACCGGCACGACGGCGGCCGTCAGCATCAGCGGCACCTCACCATCGCAGTCTCTCTCGTTTGTGCTTCAGCCAGGGCCAGTCGGCCCTGCGAATTCGCTGTCGATCAGCAGCGTGAGCACCGGCACGACGGCGGCCGTGAGCATCAGCGGAACCGCACCGTCGCAGTCGCTCTCATTCGTGCTGCCACAGGGGCCACAGGGGCCGGTGACAACGCTCAAAATCGGCACGGTGGTCACGGGTGTAGACGCTGCGGCCACTCTAACCGGCACCGGGCTAACGCAGACCTTGAATCTTGTCCTGCCCCAGGGCGCGACTGGGGTTCAGGGGATTCAAGGAATTCAGGGGGAAGCGGGGCCGGCGAACTCGCTCTCGGTCGGCAGCGTCAGCATCACGACGGCTGCGACCGCCGCGGTGAGCATCACCGGCAGTGCTCCATCGCAGCAGATTTCGTTTGTCATTCCACAGGGGCCACAAGGCCCGCAAGGTGAAGGCGGGCCGTACACGACCGTCCAAGTGGGCTCGGTTGCGACGGGGGCCGCGGGCTCGAGCGCGAAGATCGACACCGTGACCAGCGGTGGCACCGTCACCCTGAACTTCACGATCCCGCGTGGCGCTGACGGATCGTCGAACCTCGCCGACGAGACACCGCAGCCGCTTGGCGTGGCATCGGCAGGGTCGGCGCTAACCGCCGCGCGGGCTGACCATGTGCATGCGGTGCCCGTAATCAGCTACGCGAACCTCACGAATGTCCCGCTGACCTTTGATCCCGCAGCCCATCAGCACGCTATAAACGACGTGACGGGATTGCAGACGGCGTTGGACGGCAAGCAGGTGGCTGGGTCTTACCCAACACTCGACGGCTCGGGGAAGATTTCGTCTGCGTTCCTCCCGTCGTTTGTCGATGACGTTCGAGAAGCGGCCGGACTATCAGCGTTCCCCGCGCAAGGTGACTCAGGCGTCATCTATGTGGCTGTTGATACGCGGAAAATATACAGATGGAGCGGCTCGACATATGTCGAGATTTCGCCGTCGCCCGGAACGACGACTGACGTTCCTGAAGGCACCAACCTCTACCACACCACTCTCCGCGCTGCCGCAGCCGCACCCGTGCAGAGCGTGGCCGGGCGCACGGGCACGATAACGCTCGCCCAGCTAGGCAGTTCTGGCACAGCGTCGTCCACGACGTTCCTGCGTGGCGACGGGGCGTGGAGCGAGGCAGGATCGACGGACGCTTCGTCGCTCACGTCTGGCACTGTTGCGTCGGCACGGCTCCCGATTGCAACAACGACAGCGGCGGGTGCGGTGATTGTCGGCAGCGGATTGGCGATAGCAAGCGGCGTTCTTTCGGCGACGGGCGGCTCTGGCGGCGACGTAGACGGCGGCGTATACGCAGCGCCTGCGGCACCGTCTGGCAACGACCCGCTCTGGTCGAGCGTTCGCTTGTTGATGCCGCTCGACACAAACACGAACGACTTCCGGTCGGGGGCGGGCAGCACGGTCACGGCGTTCGGCAACGCGGCGATTGCCACGAGTTCGCCGAAGTTCGGCGCGGGGTCTTTGCTCCTCGACGGCAACGGCGACTATCTGCAAATCGTTGACGGGCTAAACGAGATCGTTTCCGGCACGGGCGACTTCACCCTTGAGATGTGGGTGCGGCCAGCGGCACTGCTCATAGAGGGGCAGTACCTGTTCGACACGCGAGCCAGCCAGATCGCAGGCTACGGCGTGTACCTCACAAGCAGCAGCACCATTGTCTACAGCGAATCGGCATTGGTCACGGGATCGGCACTGACGGCTGGGCAGTGGCAACACGTCGCCGTATGTCGCGCCAGCGGGACGCTGCGTCTTTTTGTCAACGGCTCCGTCGCGGGGTCGCCGGTCGCAAACACGACCGACTTTGCATCGAACCGGATATTCCTCGGTCGCTCGTTCGCCGACCTGTCGCCGTACTGGTTTGACGGCAGCATCGACGACGTGCGGTACACGTCTGCGGCAAGGTACACGGCCACGTTCACACCACCCACCAGCGCAAACCCTGCGAGCTAGCGTATGTCTGACTTGATTCAGTTGAAGCGATCGAGCGTAGCGAACGCGGCACCGGCCACGCTGGCTGACGGCGAACTGGCGTTGAACTTCCGCGACGGCAAGCTCTACTACCGCAACCACACGGGCGCGATCGTGGAGTTTGCGGGTGGTGGCGGCGGCGGTGGTGGCGGCTCGCTCTCTGGAAGCGTGACGATACCGGCTAGCGATCCGTACTGGGACAGCGTGATGCTGCTCCTGCGAGGCGACGGCAACTTCACAGACTCGTCCAAGTACGCTCGCACGCTGACAGCATACGGCAACGCCGCTGCAACTGCGTCTGGTAAGTACGGCACGAACTCCATTGCCCTAGACGGCACCGGCGACTACCTCTCTGTGAGCAGCAGTGACTTTGCGTGGGGGGCGAGCGACTTCACGATTGAGGCGTGGGTTTGGCTGAACGCCATCGGCGCAAACGGCGGTATTTTCTCAACCTTTTTTAGCAACGGCTCGCCATACGGCGTGAGTGTATTTCTTAACACCGCCGGCGTTCCTGTGATGATGCACCCCGGCGGGGCTAACATTTCTTCGTCGGCCGCGATTGCTACCGGCCAGTGGGTTCATATTGCTGCCGTCAGGTCAAGCGGCACTGCAACCATGTTTGTCAACGGAGTGTCGGCCGGGAGCGTGTCTGCAAGCGACTCGCACGGCCAATCGGACGTAGTCATCGGCCGTGTGTACACAGAGCTTGACAACAACTACCTGAACGGCCGCATAGCAGAACTCCGCGTCACCAAGGCGGCTCGCTATGTCGCTAACTTCACGCCGCCGACAGCCGCTCTTCCAGCAAGCGTGCTGTCGGCTTCTCCGACGACCCTTCCAGTCACCATCACAGGCTCTGGTGGCGGCTCTGGTCTCTCATGGTCGAGCGTGCCAGCGAGCGCGACGGCGACGGGGACGGCGGGGCAGATCGCGTATGACGGGGATTATCTCTACATAGCAACGGCGACCAATACTTGGGAGCGTGCGGCGTTGTCTACCTGGACGCCGTTCACTCCAGCGAGCGTTAGCGGCTTGACAACATGGCTAGACGGAGCCGACGCATCGACGCTCTACGACGCAACTAGCGGCGGATCGCTTGTTTCGTCAGGCGGCAGCGTGGCGCGGTGGCAGGACAAGAGCGGCAACGGCAACCACGCCGTGCAAAGCAGTTCGGGCGCGAGGCCGACGCGAGGTTCCGGCGCGATTGCGTTCAATGGTTCCAGCCAATTCATGTCGATTCCACAGTCCGGCCTGCAATTCGGCACCAGTGCGTTCTCAATGTTTGCTGTTGTGAAGCTGACCACGCTGTCGTCCATTGCTTCTATCGTGATCTCGCAGGATGACTCAGCGTCAAACGGGCCAATCCTGCGACTGCTGGCAATGGGCGAGCAGAACGCACTACTAACTGTTCGTACTCCCTCGGCGTCTGCCACTAATGCAGCGACCGGCAACACGTTTGCTACCGGCTCATACCAGTTGTGCGAAGTTTCAAGGGCCAGTGACGTGTACTCGCTACGCCTCAACAGCGGCACGGCTGCGACAATGTCCGTTGCCGGATCGCTGAACCTTGGCGTGCAGGTCAACATTGGGGCGAATCAGGCTGCGGCTGATTGGTGGCTCAATGGCAGCATTGGCGAGATCATCATGTACAGCGGCTCTGTTTCGTCTGGCGACCGCAGTCAAATCCTTGCATATCTGAACGCTAAGTGGGGCATGTCTTGAGAGACACCATCTACCTCGCCGCGATCCTGACAGCCGCCGCAGCGTGTGGCGTGATCGCGGCACGCACCTCGGCGGCAGCGATGCGGTGGGCGATTGGCAGGGCAATCATCAACACTCTCGGATGAGACTATGAGTAGCACATACAACCAGCTTCCCGGCACAATGAGCCTCGCCTTCAGGAGAGCTAACGACTTCAGCACGCTTATCGACTTCGACGGCGTGGCAAGTCTCTCTGGCTACACCGTAACAGCCAATCTGACAAGCCTCGTCACCGGCGCGACCGTCGTGCCGTTCACCACGACGATTGCCGACGCTTCGGCGGGGCAAGTCTCCGTAAGTCTCACTGACACGCAGACCGCCGCTCTCGCCGCTGGAACCTACGGATGGCAGCTTGACTGGACCGCACCCGGCGGCGTGCAGAGGACGGCACTCTCCGGCACCGTGGAGGTCTACGCATGACGCAGCAGATCACGGCGACTGTTTCTTCGCAGCCGATCACGGCGACCGTCAGCGGTGCAGGGAACATCTCCGCGATCGTGGGGTCGTCGGTCGTCGCTGCAAGCATCGGCGGCGGTATCGGGCCGCAAGGACCGACCGGCCCCCTCGGGCCTCCGGGGACCGCTCTGTCGGCGGCGAGCGATGTGCAGTTGAGCGGCGTGGCAGATGGCGATGTGCTGCGGTACTCGAACAGCAAATGGCGAAACTATCCCGAAAGCGACATCGTGATCGACGGGCAGAATTTTTAAGGAGGAGTCATGGCAAATCGTCTTCGACTGAAGCGTCGAGTTTCGGGTAACGCAGGCGCGCCTGCAACGCTCTTGAACGGCGAGTGCGCCGTGAATGAGGTCGACAATGTCGTTTGGTACGGCAAGGGCTTGGGGCAGGACGGCAACGCGACAAGCGTGATCGCGATCGGTGGCGACGGGGTGTTTGCGACGAAGAGCTATGTCACCTCGGCGGTCGCTGCGGTTGACGTTTCGAGCCAGCTTGCCAACTACCTGACGACTGCCAACGCAGCGTCGACATACCTGACCATCTCGTCCGCGAGCAGCACTTATCTCACGCAGTCGTCCGCAAGCAGCACCTACGCACCGCTGGCATCGCCCGCACTGTCAGGGTCGCCGACGGCACCCAACGTGAGTGCCGGCGACTCCTCGACGAAGATAGCGAACACCTCGTTCGTCATGACCGCTGTCGCAAATCTGGTGGCGAGTGCCCCGGAGGCGTTGAACACACTCAACGAGTTGGCTACGGCTTTAGGAAACGACGCGAGCTTCTCCACGACGATCAGCAACAGCATTGGCGGCAAGCTGGCGAAGGCGTCGAATCTCAGCGACCTTACTGACGCGGCCACGGCTCGCACGAACCTCGGGCTGGGTACGATGGCAACGCAGGCGGCGAGCAACGTGGCGATCACTGGTGGAACGATTGCGGGCATCGACTTGAACGGCGGGACGTTCTAAGCAATGGCAAACACTGTCCGCATTCTCCGAAGCACAACGGCAGGCAACGTGCCGTCATCGCTCGTCAGCGGCCAGATCGCCGTGAACGAAGCGGACGGTCGCTTCTTCTACCGCTCTGCGGCTGGAGTTGTGACGCCGTTTGCAGCGTCGCCGCTGGCAGCGTACACGTCGGCGGCGAACTTCCCGGCGACCGGCTCGACGGCGTTGCTCTACCTCGACCAGACACGGTCGCGGCTCTATCGCTGGGTGGCGGCAGACAGTGTCTACGCCGAGATCGGCACAGTCGGCGGCATCGACGACGCCGCAGACGGAGGCACCTACGCATGAGTTTTCCTTCGTCGCCTACCGTTGGGCAGCAGGCTACCGTCGGCGGTCGTCTGTATCAGTGGTCAAGCGTCAACACTTGGGACCTGGTCGGCAATGTGGTTGGGCACGCCGCCACGCACGCTACCGGCGGCTCTGACGCAATCACGCCTGCGTCGATCGGTGCGGCTGCGACAAGTCACACGCACAGTGCCGACGCCGTGACCAGTGGCACGCTGTCTGACTCGCGGCTCTCAGCTAACGTCGTGCTGACTGGGGACGCTCGATTGGCAGACAGCAGGAATCCCACCAGCCACGCCAGCAGTCACGCCGCAGCAGGGAGCGATCCGCTGACGATCACGGCGGCGCAGGTGACCGACTTTTCTTCGGCGGTCGCGGCGGCTTCGTCTGCGGCTTCGCCTGACTTCATACACCCGTTTCTCTTGATGGGAGGCTGACATGCCGCAGACGCACAAAGTTCTTGGGCAAACCAGCCCAGCGGCTACCACGCTCGCCTCGCTCTACACTGTGCCGTCTGCCACTCAGGCGATTGTCTCAACGGTCACGGTGTGCAACATAGCAGCGACGGCTACCACCTATCGGATCGCCGTGCGACCCGCTGGTGCTTCCATCGCAACCTCGCAGTATCTGGTTTATGACGCTGCACTGCCCGCGAATGACACGGTGACGCTCACGCTCGGAGTGACGCTGGCGGCGACTGACGTTGTGAGCGTCTTTGCCGGTGCTACAGACGTGGCGTTTCACGCCTACGGCGTGGAGATCACATGACGATCCGCAGCGCATCACTGTCGCTGGCAAGTGCCTCTCGGCTACGGGCGTCGATCAGCCGCACTATACGGGTACTGGTCGTCGGCGGTGGAGGAGGTGGCGCTAGCGGTTCGGCCTCGATCCGTGTTGGTGGTGGCGGTGGTGGAGGCGGCGTCGTGGATTCCAGCACGGAGATCATCTTGGGCGTGCTGTACACGGTGCGAATTGGTGGCGGCGGTGCGGCTGGCGCGATTGGGAACTGGACGCGTTTTGCCGACTTCACTGCCGCTGGCGGCGGCGGCTCTGCGGGCACGTCATACTTTCAAATGGGGACGGGTCCGGGTGCGATAGGTTCATCGCCTCGCCAAGTTTCCCTGTTTCCGCACCAAGGGTTTAGCGGAGGTCTGGGAGCAACAACAAATACAAATTTCCTGCACGGCGGTGGCGGTGGAGGTGCTGGCGCACAGGGTGGTGATGCGACGACTTCGGCAGGCGGGAGTGGCGGTGCTGGCAGGCAAAGCACAACACCTGTGAGTAGCACTAGCTTTGGCGGTGGTGGTGGTGCTGGTGGCAATAACAACACGAACAACGTCACGACAGCAGGGAGTGGTGGCACAGGCGGCGGCGGCAACGGAGGAACTACCGGGGCCGGTTCGGCAGGCTCGGCCTCCACTGGCGGCGGTGGCGGCGGCGGAGCATCGCCCGCAAACGCAGCCGGAGCGGCTGGAGGCTCTGGTGTGGTCGTGCTTCGTTATGCGGCGGGGTTGAACCTGACTGTTGGCGTTGGTCTTACAGCCACCACGACCACCAGCGGATCGGACAAGATAACCACGATCACCGCTGGCACTGGCACCGTCACATTTAGGTGAGACCACAATGGCGCACTACGCATTTATCGACGAAAACAACGTAGTCACCGAGGTGATTGTCGGCAACGACGAGACAACCGGAGACTGGGAGTCACACTACGCTGCGGCGGTCGGTCTTCGCTGCCTGCGCACCAGCTACCACACTCTCGGCGGGCAGCATCTCAACGGCGGCGTGCCGTTCCGGCTCAACTACGCAGGCATCGGCTACACATACCGAGAGGATATCGACGGTTTTGTGCCACCGTGCCCCGGCGAAGGTTTCGTCCTCAACGAAACCACTGGGCTGTGGGTCGATCAGGCTTTCGCCGCCAGCTAGATAACCTCCGGCAGCACGCTCGGCGCGGGCTCCCCAGGCGTGACTATCCGAGGGTCTAGGTATCGCCGCGTGACGGCGGGGCTCGAGTGATCGAGCAGACGCTGCGCCGACCCGCCAGCAGCCTCGTAGTAGCTCGCTGTGGTTTTTCGCACTCTGTGGAACTTGTCCTGCCGGCCGTGGGGCAGGCCGGCACGCTTCAAGATGATCTTGAGCCGATTGTAGACGTAGGTTGGATGCTTGTCCCACGGGATCGCGGTGTCCTCCGGCCCACGGCGAATCGCCAGGAGCGCGTCCGCGCAGGCTACGCTGATGTCGCGGAAAATGTCACGCCTGCGTCCCTTCCGGTCCTCTGCACGAAAAATCACCGCACACCCGCGAACGTCGCGGCAACGGAGCGACATGATCGCGCCGATGCGCTCGCCCGTTGAGTACGCAGTGAGCAGCATCGCGGGGAAAACGAGCGAGCCAGGGAATCCGCAGTACGAGAGTGGCTCCTGCCTCGACGAGTCGATGAGCCTCTGAAACTCATCAGCCAGCCACGCCTCTGGGATTCTTTCGGGCACGATAATCCTGGGCGTCTGCGGCCAAGTGTCGCAGAGCCTACGCCGACTACAGAAGCCCCAGAGGGCCGTGAGCTGGGCCTTATCCTTGGCGGCGGTCGCCGCGGACATCGATCGGACGCGGTGAGCGAGGAAGCGGGCAACCGCCAGTTCCTCTAGGTCGGTCGTCTCCGGCGGCCTGCCGAGTTGCTCCCCCCAGGACCGGAGCGTGTATCCGTAGAGCGTGATCGTCCGATCGCATATGCCGGTCATCGGCGCGTACAGATCGATCAGTATCTGTTGCAACGTCATGGTGTAAGCCT